TACGTACCCTGGACCAGTCTTGTGTTGACATACACACCCCTTGTCGTTGCACTTCTCGTGCCAGTTAGAAGCACGCTTGTAATGGGTAAGAGTATTCTCTTCGCCCGCTTTACTACAGTTATCACAGATCATTTGAACTCCTTCAATTCAGTTACTGGTACACGCCATCCACCAATAGTCTCATCTCTATAGGTTGCGCTTGCATACTCTTCAGGGTTACACCAACCATAGACTTCAACCTGGGAGTAATAATCTTCATCAAGAATCTTTGTTCCTACTAGTATCTTGCCGTTGTCCTTACTCCAAAATGGAATAGAGTCACGTGTTCGTACGGTACGTACCTCAAAGTTAACACCCACATCAGGCAACTTAGCCCGACGAGGATGCAAGTCATTCGGATACCACGGTACGTTCCAAGCAGTATCAGTAATAGATGCAACAGCCCACTCAGATACGTTGGCTCGCACATTGGCAAGAAGTTCGTGCTCTAAGTAGCCGTTCTTCTTACCTTCTGCATAGTTAGGTCTGTCTACAGAACCATACTTAGCAAGCCAACGCTCTGTTGCAAGCATTGTACAAACTCTTACTTCATCCTTGCTCAGTCGTACTATCATCATCCTCTTCTTCAGTAGTTGAATCTTCAACCACTTCTTCTGGTACTAGGATCTCTGCTGTTGTGATGTCACCTTCTGGTACTGGCATTATTGTTTCTCCTTTATCCATTGTGCTAGGTCTTGAATGACCCAGGCGTTTTCTATTCCAGCGTTGCGACGCTTAACTATGACATAGTGCAGTGGTACTTCCCCAAGGCCACGTGCAGTAGCATAATTAAGCGCCTCAACTTCTGCTTCTCTCCAGAACTCAGGCAACGAAAGCGTTGCCCTGTTCTTGAGTTCAAGGATGTAGGTTTCTCCTGCGATAACAGTTACGATGTCGCCCTCATCCTTTGCCCCAGCCTTAGTCAAACGTTCTGCCATAACTCCGCATTTGCGGAGCCACTTCATTACATCTGTCTCAAACTGAGAACCTTTACGTCCATTGGGATTAGCCATTAGACACGTAAGTATGCTCTGCCTTGTGCATCTTGATCTCCAATCTGACAGGAAGCAAAGTTAACAAATAGTGTAGCCCATTTAGAGGCATCTGCAGTGTGTGGACCAAAGCGATTCTTCACCGCAGCCACACGCAACATCCCTTGTCCTGGGTCATATCCCAATGTAAGTATCAGCGCAGGTAATTGACTTACCTTTCCGTGTATTGCTCGTCGCGGAGGTGGCATACTTGGCGACCCATACTCACTCTGCTCGCTGACGTGATGGAGTACTAAGACACAAGCCTCTGTCTTGCGTGCCATATCGTGCAACTCCACCATAATTGCACGTAGCCCTGCCCATTCGTTATCTGTTTCGGCTGCAACATTCATTAAGTTATCAATGATAATTAACTCTGGTGCAATTCCATACAGTTCAACGTAGGCTTTAATCTCCAACTCAATGTCATCTAAAGATGGACTTGAATCGAATACCCATTGTATGTGTGACATCTTAGATAGGTGTTCACTGTAGAAATCTTCTTTGAAATCCATATTAGATTCAACAGTTAACTGTGTATGTCCTGAGATCTGCGCTGCAGATCGCATTAGTACTGTTGCAGTATCAGTATCTGCAGAAAAGAAAAGTGTAGGAACCTTAGCCCTAATAGCATAGACAAGAGCAAACATACTCTTACCAGCATTAGGTGCTGCTGCAACCATACATACTTGCCCTCGTCTAAACTTGATGGACTCACTTACTAGACCAGTCCATACATCGGGCAACGGCTTAGCCTTGGTATGGCTACCGCCCATCGCCCGCTTTAGATTAAGCATCCTCTTCCTCCTGATGAATCCTAATACCCTTTTGGCGACGGATCACTTGACGTTCTCTTAGAGTGAGACCGCCCCATATTCCGTAGTACTCCTTGCGGATACCCCATTCAGCGCACTCTGTTCTATGCGAACATCCGCGACAGATACTCTTTGCTGCTATTGCATCTTGTACAGCATTAACATCTGCCTTTGTGTCTGGAAACCAAAAGTCACCACTTACCTCTGCACACAGCGGGTTCTCGTACTCACGAGGTTCCCGCATTTAATTATCTTAGGAAGATAGGGTCGCACTTATCTACTGCACCCTTTGGTGCAGAGCACATCCACGCTCTCCAAGGTCCTCGTGCTGACGTACCAGTACGGTATGTCATATTGCCGTGGCTACAGGTTGGTGCTTGTCCTTCTACTACCTGTGGTTGTGCAGGTGCTGCAACTGGTGTTGCATTAAATGACTGAGCGATTGCGTCTACGCTTGGGGACGGTTGTGTTGGAACGCCGCCAAGTTCTTTTCCCGTTGACTTAATAAGTGTTGCAACCATAGATAGATCTGTCAGACCTGTCTCTAGTTCTTTAACATCTGCTGCGTAAAGATTGATAAGTGTACCGTCGTGCAACTTGTAGTTGATCTGATACTTTGTACCCTCTGTAGCCATTTACTTTCCTCCAGTTTGTTTGATTTGTAACCGCTGTGATTCACTACCAAACTTCTTAGGCACAAACCCAAGCAGTTTTTCTACCTCTTCACTGTCAATACTTTCACGTCCTTTGACAGTTGTCCAACTGACTTCTACTCCACTAGGTGTTGTACCTAGTAGTCCCTCGAAAGAAGTCTTCAGAGAATCTTGGTGCTTTTCTAACTCTTTGATCTGCGCTGCTAATTGTAAGTACAGCAGTGCATTCCTGTCAATATCAGCATCATCAATGACTACATCACTGACTGCCGTATGTTCTTTTTTTATACCAACGCATCCCATCTCACCTGATGCATCGTAGAACTTGCAATAGAACTTACAGTAACTACTATCGCGTTCTGGATCTGGTGCCTCTGTTGCACTCTTGATTGCTGCCAACCAGTTCAATGCTTGCAGTGCAACTGTCTCGTCATAATCTTCTGTGTGTACTTTGATGTCTCGCTCATCACCATCACGAGCAATAGCAACTAGAGATACACGCTTTACATCGTGACCATTCTTTGCCAGTAGATAACCGTATGTCTGTACCTGCCAACGCTGTTGTGTTGTTGGGAAGTATGAAAGGTTCTTCACCTTGCTTGTCTTCCAGTCAATTACATCACCAGTACCAGGCACGAAGCAGTCAATGTGTGCTTTCATTCCGTTGTACTCAACAGATGTTTCAATCATTACATCAGGGTTATCTGCTAGTGCTCGCTCAATCTCTGCGTGGATAGCAGTACCCATAATGGCTGCTAACTTCATCTCGTTCTCATTAGTTTCAGGTTGATCGTTAAGTCGGTACCAGACCTTACGACGACAACCACCTAACTCTGATGGTCCTATCTGTACCTGTGTAGAACGTGAACGCTTAGCATCTCCTGCACGTAGTGCAGTAAGTAATAATTCCTTTGGGTCAGTCATTCTTAGGGTTCTCCACAATCACCTTTGCATAGTTCATACCGTTACAGAGACCTAGATAAAACTGGTAGTCCTCAGACTGCTTATCGTTTGCTAGTTCTAAATACTTTGCACGCTTAGCCTCAATCTCTTGAGAAATCTTCTTACGTAAATCTTTTTCATTTGACTTGGCTGTAAGAACACCCCAAGTCTTATCATATTTCATTGCTTCTAATCTTGCCCACATCCAACCCATCTTATGAAAGTATTGGGCAGCATACTCATCTGTCATATGCATCTTTGCTACATCCTCTCCTGGATCACTAACTGTATGGGCTTACCAGTGTTAGCGTCAAGGACCGACGCGATCTCTACTGCCTTACGTGCGTGTCGCTTGGCAAAGGCTAAGTCCATATCAGGCTTGACAATTGAATACAGGTAGCCAAGAGCAAGTTGACCCCCACTACCAATGCCATACGCTCCGTGATTTGCTTGGAAAAAAGAGAGATCACAAGCAATACGAAAGATATTACCGTTAAAAGCAATGAGATAATCGAAGCCACCATCTTTGTCCACCTTGTTGTAGTCGTAGTTGTTG